GGCTACATTGTAAACAAACTTTTCTTCTGTTTCATCGTCAGCTAACAGTCCCCCTTTTTGAGTCTCCCCAATGTCCATGATTACTACATGTAGTAATTCATGTAAAATTGTGTTGACTTCATCAAGGGGTTTCTGTGCTGTTTGTATCTCAATACTATGTCTATGTGGAAAGTATTCGCCATATTCATTTGTATTATCTTTAATAATACTTGGGGTAACTACCTGAATACTAATGTTCCGGTACCCTACTTTTAAAGAACGATTATGTAAAGATATTATTTTCCTTGTGGAAGGCTTCGTGCCTTCCTTTTTTTTGACAAAAGCAATAGCTTCCTTTTCAAGTTTACTTGCCATGTAATTTATCCAAGTTTTCAAAGTACGCTTTATTAAAACCACGTTCCCACTCTTTGTAAAAAGCGGTAGTTAGTTTATAGGGATTCGTAATTCTTCCTGTATGAAAAGCTCGATAGCCTTTTTCCATTTGAATCCGCAACGGTGGTTGACGATCTTTACTCATAGGGTTCCTCCTCATTCAGTAGGTGTTACAATAGATGACGGAAAATCTACTACTTCACAGGCATTAGCGGTACAAGCAAACTCTTGGGAACCTGCTGTCGTATCTTCGGTTTCATAACCAGCAAGGGCTTCCCAAGCAACAGACGTTGGCATCTCTAGTAGTTCAGTATGCCATTGTTCTTCGGTAATATCTTGATACGGCGCTTGCTTATAAGTATGCTTTGTCATTGGAAGAAAACTTACCCCCGACATTGAATTAAAATTCTCATAAACAAAATTCGCAATTTCTAACCACTCAGTTTCCTGAACACTAACCGTTATAGATGGCTTATGTTCACACCAATTATCGGCATAGAGCTTCCACAATTTTAAATGTTCTACAGCGGTGATGTCTTGTCGTGTGATGGCCCGTACTGGAGCTTTCATTGGAAAAGAAAAGACCACCATGCTATCAGGTTTATCGGTAGCATCCTCATGAGGAAATCCCTGATCCACTAAGAACTGAGTCAGGGGGTCTTTCTTGTCCGCACGAATGGTTCTAATGTAACACCTGTTATGTCTTGGATGAATACCGCTGGCAGCATCTACCAATTGACTAACAGTTCCAGAAGGTTTGACACACGTTATTGCTGCGGACGGTTCAATACTAAGTTTCTTTGCCCAGATTGCATTAACGCTAACTGCATGTTCTCTAAAGCCATTTAAAATAATACCTAGATCGTCCTTTGTACGATTAGACATTAGCTTATTATCCATGATGCCGGTTAAAGAAACACCAAGTAACCTTTCTTCTTCTGTATTTTTAATCCACTGACTACCTAATCCTTTCAAAGAAGTGAAGCATGACTGAATAGTGCCAAGAATGGTAGCGAGTTCTATTTTCTTTTCTAATGTTTCAATGGTGTCGGTATCTCGCACCACTACTTCGGACAAATTACAGAATTGCTTTGGCCGTAGAATGATCTCACTACAGGGATTAGTCCCGTATTGAATGTCCTGTTCACGCCGTTCATATTTAGCTGCTTGTACTTGAGCAGCTTGTCTATTAAAAATGCCACGCTCTCCTGACTTGCTGTCATATAGAGCTACCCATTCCCGCATGAAGGTACCAATGTCAGGCTTTTCTGTGTAACATACACTATTATTTGACAAAGCTCGTTGTGGGTCTGTTTCCCACCATGAACCAGATTTTGCGTGACGCATACGATCATCAGATAGATTTGAAAGACTAATCAATGCTGATCGACGAACACCGCCTACCACTACTACATCAGCTACCTTACAAATGAGGTCATGGCATTCGATACTAGAGAACCTGCGACCAGCGGCCTTACGAAAAGAATTTACGGTAAAGATAAAGAGATCATGTAATGGATCAGGACCACTTGCCCTGCCACCAAAAGTTTTTAATCTAGCACCAGCAGAACGAACTCGTGACATATCCCATTTAGGAATCATACCCGCATATAACAAGTTAATTAATTCTTTATAGCCTCTATGCCAACCTTCTTTACTGTCCTGTACAATAATCGTAGTTTCGCTGTCTTCAAAGGTCTCTGGAATTTTGGGTAACTCATTCGTGTATTGTCGCTCAACACTAAACCCTACCCCGGTACCGTGCATAAGTATATACAAACATTCATCGAATGATCTTGGACTATCAACAGGCAGGTACGCACAGTTATAAGCTGCGATATGATTGCGTTCTAGTGCAGGGCCAGCAGTCATCATCGCTCTCATACTAGGCATCACATTTAAGGTGACAATAGTAGTATACAATTCTGCGTACACTTCAGAATTAAGAGTAACTTTATGTTTCTCTTGCAAAAACTTCTTATAAAAATCTAGTAATCGGCTAACAGTCTCCTCCCATGTCTCTCGTCTTCCTTTGTCATCTATCCAACGAGCATAACGAGACAGTGCTATAATATTCTGGTAGTCACTCATTTTTTTAGTCATCTATTGTTCCTCCGCTACATTTAATTCTTAGGGTTTTTACGGTAGCACCATCAATATGTTCAAGTAATTCTGTAAACATGTCTATAAGTTCATCTGTAGGATCACCATCTACAGGCATAAAAAAATCTTCAGGATCAACATCTAAGACTATAGATATTCTAGCTTTTGTTTTCATGCTTTTTAATATCCTTTAGCAAGTGTTCTAAATACCATTCAGCTTTATGTAAATCCTCTGACCCATTCTTATATCGTTCACGCCATGTATACTTTAACACATTTCCTTTACAATAGCCACGAAATTCTTCATCGGTGAGAGTTGCCCGAATAGCTTGGATACATTCTACCCCATGTTTATTGTAGTGCGTTGGATGATTTACTACATCGTTCATTGTAGGAAGAAAGTATTGTTCTGGATCATGTGTCATTGTAGCGAGTGTTCCTAATTCTGCATGGCGAGTATCTGGATCATTAAGTTTAGTCTGAACAAAGTTTTTCTGAAGCAGTTTTATGGTAGTTGCTATTTCTCTTAGTGCTGATGCTATCGGCCATGTATCATTTCCCATTAGGCTGTTCCCTGTGTGTCTGTATTGAAGTGTAAAATATTATCTGTACGTCGTAATAGTGTCTCCGGTACTGGAGAAAGCATACGGTTATGGGCATAGGCTTGAATGACCTCCCGCACAAATGCATTTTCTTCCATTGCGGGAATAGACGCTGCCGTACAATTGCACAGTGCAACCATATTATTAAATTCGTTTTCATCTAAGGAACTATTATTCGCATCTGCTATAATAGCTACTTGAACTTCCCCTGTCCAGTGTTGGGTTTCATCTTCTTCTGAGATTTCGTTATCTGCTGATTTCACAGGTCTAAGTATTAGAATAAAATCATCAGCCGTTAAATGATCATATACACTCATAATATTCCTCACTTTCTAATTGGGGGTTCAATAAGGATTCCTACATTGGTTAATTCGGGTGGCATAAAAACTAATTTTTCTTTGAGCCATTCTTGTGGAATAACTCTGTCACAATATTTTATATCCTTTTTTTCACACCATGCACCATACGAAGTCTTAGACCCTTTTCTAATTTTTCGTGCGCTATTTTCAAACACTAGCCTAATATCTAAATTTGAATGTTGTTGTTGTATTTCCACATGTTTCCGTCTATCTCCTGTAGCCCAAAAGCCTTTTACCTCAATAATAATACCATTATCTAACACAAAATCTGGTGTGTAAGATCGAATTGCAAAATCAATCCATTGAATTTTTATGTTTTCGTATCGCAATTTATTCTGTGCTTTTACTATTTGTTTAGCAACTACTTCTTCAAGATGTGAACGATAACCTCGTTGTCTGGCCTTGATAAAACCTTTCTTATTATACTGCATAACTTAGTATTACTATCCTAAACATTTAATAATGTTGCATGTTCAACTGGAACGTGGAAAAACTTCTCTCCATTTTTGATGTACCTATTCGGAGCCTCTTTTACTGTGGCTACTGTCTCTAAAATAGTGGCTGGTATCTCCCACGCTTGCTTACAATCAGATCGCAACACATAGAAAGTTAAATTCTTAGCTCCCAATAGTTTCTTCTTTCGATAGGGAATCCTAATTTCTTTCCAGCTATCGGGCCATTGTCCTTTCCACGAAAACTTTATCTCCACTTCAACATTGTGTACTTCACCATCCTTTTCTGTTGTAAGATCACAGCTATAATTTTCTTTCTTAGCTGTGACGCTATGTCCTTGTTTTTCTAACCAAGATGTAATGATAGTTTTTGCTTGTGTATCTGCAAGAGTATAGAGGTTTCTATCAAATGGTTTATGTATAGGCATAAATATATCCTTTATAAAATGAGGGAGAGCATCTACGCCCCCCCTCTAGGTGAACAGAATTAAAATCTTGAGTCTGTGAACCGATAAAGATTACGCAAGGTGGTAGAGAGTGTTGTATTCGGAAAGAAAGGCTGAAGCTTCGCTGCGGCAGTGGCTGGATAACCCAGTTT